TCCAGTGAATGGGCAATCCGTAAAGAAAAGGAACTGGCTAGGTATCAATATCTAGTTAAAACTGTGTTTAACACACCTGAAGGCAAAGAGTTAATGAAAGTATGGACTGATGCTAATGAATTGATTTCAGTGGCTCAGCCCGGCATGGACTTGTTGGAAATAGGATTGGCGCAAGGTGAAAGGGATTTTACGAGAAAGTTAAAATTGATACTTAAACTACGAGAGGAAGAATAATGGATACCGTCAATGACGCCCAAGTAAGTGAAAGCCCAGAAGCACAAGTAGCAGAAGTAAATGAATCAGCACAAGCAATAGCCGAAGCTGTAGCTGTACAGAAGTTTGATTTCGTTAAGGATAAATACAGAGGCAAAGACCGCACAGAGGAGCAGGCAGCATTTGAACAAGCAAAGGCTTATGCTGAACTAGAGAAGCGTTTAGGCGGCTTTACAGGCGCACCAGAAACTTATGATATTAAGTTAGCTGATGAGTTTATTGAGGCTGGCTTTGAGTTTGACATGGACGACCCTTTGATGTCTGATGCTTTTGAATTAGGCAAGAAGCTGAATATGTCTAATGAAGGGCTGAATGAAGTAATGGCTTTATACGCTAAGGCTGAGATGGCAAAGGAAATGGCTCAGCAACAATTCCTTGAGTCACAGATTAAAGACTTAGGGCATGAAGGAAAACAGCGCATTGCTAACTTGGAAGCATGGGCAGGCAAGAATCTACCGCCTGAGTTGCTAGAAGGCTTCCTTGATGCCGGTGTGAGTATTAGTGCTATACGCGCATTAGAGAAAGTTGTTTCAATGACTATGGGTAAGCCAATCAATCCAAGCGATACCGCACCGGCAGCGGGTGTAACTGAAGCCGAAGTTAAGGCCATGCAGTTTGCCAAGGATGAATATGGTGGCCGTAGAATCAATTCTGACCCTGCATTTAAGCAGGAATACTTACGCAAGGCTCAACAGTTGTATGGCTCTGGTGATTACATCCAGACAGTAGGCTAAAGCTATTAAAAGCCTGTAGTTGATAAATTAAAACTATGGGCTTATAATTAAACAACCGATACCTTCTTTGAAGCCGGTGATGAGTAAATGATACACTATTTGCAGAATCAGCCGGCTATCTGGTACCTGATAAAGCAAAAGAGATTAAACCCAAACTTTTAATTTATTAGGAGACATAATATGTCTAAATTCTTAAGCTCCGTAGCTGTTACGGAATTCGATAATGAGGTGAAACACGCTTATCAAGGCGGTGGATACCTTCGCTCAACCGTTACAACTCGCATGAACGTTACTGGTGACACATACAAATTCCGCAATATGGGAAGTGGTATCGCTACCGAGAAAGTAGGCCATGCTTCATTTGTAACTCCAATGGATGTATCACACGCATTCGCAACTGCAACTTTGAAGAATTATCAAGCTCCAGAATATACCGACATTTTCGATATTCCTGAAGTTAATTTTGACGAGAAAGCAGAGTTAGCAAGTGTTATTGCAAACGCATTAGGTCGTACTGATGACCAAATCATCATCGACTCATTAGCGGCTGTTACTTACTCAACTACTCCAACAAGCGCACAAGGCTATCAAATTGCAGCCGGCGGTACTCAATTGACCGTCGACAAGCTGAATGATGCGATGACACAGCTGCGAGGCCGTGGCGTTCGTGATAAAGAGCTGACCTGCATCCACACCGCAGAAGACTTAAAAAATCTTTTAGGTGAAACAAAAATTGGAAGCAATGATTACAACAGCGTTAAAGCGTTGGTTCGTGGTGAAGTTGATACCTTCTTAGGTATGAAGTTTATCCTTATCGAGTCACGCACTGAAGGCGGCCTAGCTGCAAATAAAGCGTATGTATACGCCAAGTCTGCTGTTGGTTATGCTTGCGGCTTTGAGAAGAAAACAGAAGTCAACTATGTGCCAGATCGTGGTTCATGGTTGTGCGTAGGTTGGTTGAAAGCTGGTGCAGTAGTACGCGACCCAGTTGGCACTGTCGAAATTAACATGGCTTAATAGGAGAAATATTATGGCTTTTTCAAGAGATGGTTTTTCACCCGATGGACGCGCAGTAGGCCCGCGCATTCATTCTTATACTACTACTGACGCGAAGGCTACCGTAGATACCACCGGCTACTTCAATGCTATTGCAAGCATTGTTGAAGTTGGCGACTTGATCTATGTAGTAGACTCAGTTACGCCCACATTTACTTTAATGCCCGTATTATCAAATACTGGTACTATTGTAGATGTTGGTGATGGTTTAGTTATTGGTGTTACCGATACTGACTAAGTAATGCGGCCCACCTAAGCAGTGGGCTTTTATCCTTTCTTATTTTTGGTGGATTATGGCGACTGATATTGATATGTGCAGTAATGCGCTTTTGTTAATTGGTGAAGAAACCATATCCAGTTTTACGCAGGCAGGCCATGGCGCTACAGTAGCCGCTAACTTATACAGCGATACTTATACTGCTTTATTGGCGGAGCATCCGTGGACATTTGCACTTAAAGAGCAATATCTATCTAGGCTATCTCAAGCGCCCGATGATGATACAGGCTATCAGTACGCCTTCCAGGTTCCAACTGACTGTATTCGTATATGGTCGTTAATGCCTAATCATATCTATTCAGTTGTTGGTTCTCTTATCTATTCTAATCATCCAACTATTTTATGCAGATATGTTTACAAAGTAGCCGAGGCGTTATTACCTGCACACATGGTTAAAGCTATTGAATACAAGTTAGCCTCTGAATTCTCAGTATCCATTACTGAGGACTTCAACAAGGCTGCATTCTATGAGCAGAAGTTTATGATGGCATTGGGCAAGGCTAAGAGTATTGACTCCCAGAATTATCCTAATGTGGCTATTCAACATCAACCTTTAATAGATGTGCGATAATGTGGACAGAACAAGGCAACTTCACAAAGGGCGAGATTGACCCACAGTTAAGCGGGCGCACTGATAGCGAGTTATACTTTGCAGGTGTAGAAACAGCTCGCAATGTACAACTAATTCCTCAAGGCGGTTTACGTGTTCGATATGGCACGGAATACATAGACACGGCTGTTAATGGTCGTTTAGAGCCGTTTACCGCTTCTGATGGTTCTGAATACCTGTTGTTGTTTAGTGATGGAAAAATGTATGTTTACCATGATGATACACTAGTAACCAACATCAACGGCTCAGGATTATCTTACCTAGTCATCCCACATACAGCGGCTCAGATTGCTGATATGGATTATTTCCAAACAGGCAATACATTATTCTTATTACATGAAGATGTTGAGACTAGAAAGATACTATGGAGTGCTGATGCCACATGGACAATTGCGGCACTAACTTCATTCGCCACCAATATTCCCAAATTCAACTTTGATGATAGTTCATCCCCGGCAGGCACTTCGGAGGTGCAAACTTTAACATTTGTGGCCGCAAGTGCTTCAGATAGATTCAAGATTTCTGCTTACGGTATTTTGACTGATGAGATAGCTTATGCAGGTGATTCCAACACCGACCAAAGAGACGGAACAGCAAGGAATATGCAAGAGGCTTTGCAGAATCATCCTTTATTCAAGGGTAGAACTGTAACGGTTGCATGGTCGGCAGGTTTGGCATATACCGTGACGATGGATAAAGGGCTTCCGTATCCAATTGGTGCAATCTCTGTTGTAGCTGTGTATACGCATTTAACGACCTTTAGATGTACGGCCGCCATAACTGTTGCAGGTGTATCAAGGTCGGAGGCTGTTTGGTCAGGCACAAGAGGATGGCCTAGAACAGGTTGCTTGCATGAGGGGCGATTATTCTTTGGTGGCTCTAAGAAATTAACTCAGACTGTATGGGGTTCAAATACTAACGATGTGTTTAACTTCCGTGATGGCGCAGGATTGGATGACCAAGGCGTAACCTTTAGCATTGCATCAAGTAACGCACAAAAGATTCAGTCTATATTCTCAAACGGTACATTGCAGATATTCACAACTTATAATGAGTATTATGTACCTGTATCACCAATAACGCCTGAAACGGTAGCGGCAAAGGTTCAAACATCAAACGGCTCTAAGCGCATTAGACCAATCAACATGAATGGGCAGACTGTGTATGTACAATACACGGGTAAATCAATTAACTCGTTTGAATACATTAACGATACGCAAGCCAATCGTTCATTGTCTGTATCATTGTTATCGCCTCACCTAATTAAAAACCCTGTAAGCATGATTTTAAGAGCAGGTACTTCAACACTTGACGCAACCTATGTTTACATAGTGAACACTGACGGCACGGTGACGATATTAA